GCCCTGGTCCGGCGTGCCGTCATCAAACGGCAGGTGACCTACGACTTCACGGCGCTGGAAACGAACCTGGCTGTGCTGGAGATGTACTACGGGGTCAAGGGGAAGCCGGGCATCACCCTGACCGACTTGTACGAGGACCAGTACACCGATATGTACGGCCAGTACACGGAGCCGCAGGCCCCAGCCAGGGCGGCTATGTTCGCGGTCGATGACGATGCTTACTTCACGGACTACACCAGCCGGTACGCCCCTGACCGCGACCCGGCTAACGAGCATGTCATCAAAGGCGGGCCGTTGTTCCTGACGGCTTTGGTCATCGACATCGTGGACGGTCCCGGCGTGATCCGTCGGTACGCCCCTCAGGTGGCGGTGACACCCAACGGCGACGTGACGTTCTCCCCGTCGCAGGCGATTGACTATCCCTTGTCTTGCACTTGCTTACCCGATCCTGGCATCGACGGGAGTGTCACGGTTTACTACAACCGGCTTCTGAACAGATAGAGTCAGCCTCGAAGCAATAGACAGAAAGAGGCTTCCATGAGCGAATCCGTCGATGTCGGCGAGGTCGAAACCCCCGACACCCCCAAGCCCGCTCCCGCCCGGTCTGCTGGCACCAAGCGTCGTGCTCCCAAGGCTGACTTTGATCTGGATGCACTTGCAAAGGAAGTAGAGGCTGAGGACGAGTCGCTGCCGTTCACGTTCATCTATGGCGGCAAAGAGTGGACGATGCGCCCGGCTGGCGAGTCGGATGCTCGGCTGCTGACGCATGTGGACATCACCGACACGCAGCAGGTCATGCTCTACATCAAGGACTTGCTGGGCGACGACCAGTGGGATGAGTTTCCCCGCATCACTCTGGCGGTGGCGCTCAAGTTGATCGACGCCTACATGGTTCACACCACCGGGTCGTCAGCGGGGGAATAGCAAGTCTGCTTGATCTTGTCTGCCGTTACCCCGACGAGATTGAAGCAGACTTCCAGCGGTACTACGGGATTCACCTGGGTCACCTAGGCACGCCAAGGCTGACGTTCCGTAGGTGCAACGTGTTGCTGCAAATGCTCCCGATGGAGTCGAACACGGTCATCAACATGGCCAAGGACGCTCCGCTGGATCAGCGCAGCGCGCCGGACTCATCGACGTGGCCACTCAGCGACCAGTTGTTGGGCAACATCATCGACGCTGTGCAGATGGGCAACTGGCAGCGCGGTGGCGGCAAAGGCCCACGGCCCGATTCGATCTTGGCTGCCAACCGTCCCATCGCCGCGCCTGCGGCTGGGGTCGATGTACGCGCGCTCCTATCCAGAGGCGCGCCAGAAAGTGACCCCACCGGCTAGTCTGCTTTCATGGCAGGCGGCACAATCGGCACAGTATTCGTCGCCGTTGTGCCCAGCACAGCGGGTTTCGGAGCCAAGGCGAAGGCTGGCCTTGTCGCTCAATCCAAGACTCTGGGTGATGCCAGTGCTGAGGCGATTGCCACCCGGGCTCGT